TTTGCGTCGCGTTTCTATTATTCCCGCTTTTGTCAGACCATTGGCTAACGGTAGTGCCGTTAAGCGTGATCGTGCTGGAGTCGGAGGCATCAAGCCACAGCGCAGTGGTTATCTGCGCTGGAGTCCAGAGAGACCCAAAAATCTTATCTCTAGACCGATCTCTAAATCTAGAAACCGGAAACATTAATATCCCTCTCCGGGCAATATATGAATTGATCCAGTGCCAGACGAAGTGATGTATGCAACCGTCGTATCGTCTTGCTCTTTGCTAACGCTGATTTGAGAGTTCGGGAGAAGTGGATAATCTGCTGTTGATGCGGTAATGCCAGACTTTCCAACCCTTACATATGCTAAAACGCTGGCACTAAGATTGGTCAGCACAAGGGCTTTTGATCCAAGTCCAATAGTGCTAGATGCGCTGGAAGTCGTAGGAGACACGGTAATTCCGCTAGTATATGACGGATTAAACGACGCTTGAACTGACATTTTTACTCTCCATTCATCGCTTGCTTGATTTTATCAAGCAAAGTTTCGACACTCCACCTCTTATCCACCTTGATTCCAAGACTTTCGGCCTTTTGAATCATTTCTTCTTTAGATGTGTCAGTAGAATCTGAAACTTCAGCAAAATTATCTTTTGCTTCGTCTGTAGTCATAAACCAGCCATCTTTAATGGCCTGCTCAATATCACTTTCATCAACAATGATGTAGTCGAAATTTGAGCCATGAATTTCATGCTTTCCAGGATGTTTATAAAGCATCGTTGGAGACTTCATTTCTTACCTTTCTTTGCGGGGGCCTTGTTTGGTTTCCCAGCTTTCATTGCCGCAGTCCTAGCAGTGCTCAAAGCAATTGCCACGGCCTGTTTTTGCGGCTTTCCGCTCTTGACCTCTTTGCTAATGTTAGACGAAATAGTCTTTTGCGAATAACCTTTTTTCAATGGCATTTTGCCACCTCTCAATGTAAAACGGGGAAGGTTTCCCATCCCCGCCAATCTTTACACCTGACCGAACAGAATGATGCCGGACATTTCAGGCTGCTTATTCACAACGCCGAACGTGGTATCCAGACGATATTTCACCTTCATGGTGTTGATATCGTACTGTTTCTGCATGACAAGCTCGATGCCCTGGTCGGTCGTGGCACGCATGACAGCCGCGCCAGCGTCGGACGGGACAGCGTAACGGCCCGGAAGGATTTCTAGCGCGTCTTTCTGCCAGAAAGGATTGACGTAAGCAGCAGCGGTGTTCAGGAAGGTGATAGCCGCGCCGTTTGCGGGGGTGGCAGTCACGTTCTTGTACTGAAGTTCCGCGTCGGTCGCACCGCCACCTGAAATGATCGGGGGCGAAATGGTCACAACGCCAGAGCCGCCCGCGCCAGACACGATGGCCGTGATACGGAAGGTCTTGAGTTGGCCGGTGTCTTGCTTGGTGATGGCATGAACAGAATTGACGCCAGCGATGGTGAATGCGTCGCCAACCTTGACGGTTCCAGAGCTAACGGCAATCGTCAGGTTTTGGTAACGGTTATCCACGTTCGCGGTTTCGCCAGTGCCTGCCGTCGAAGTCGCCTTCGGGGTGTAGTACTGGTTCGCGCCATTGACAGTCACAGTCACGCCAGCAGCAGCAGTCAGGCGAGTTGCGTAATCCATCTTGAAGGTTTCAAAACTCGCCACGGTGCCGACATAAGCCTTTTCGTATGCGGTAACGGGCTTGCCTTGCATGGTCTGACGACCGGCCAGGTTAGAAGCCATGCCATTATAGTCACGGGTCGAAAGGGCGAGGTAACGATCAAACGCTTGCACGCCAATTTCGTTCATCGCGGCCTCAGCCAACGCCACATCGTCAAAGCCAGATGCAGCAGCGGTGCGCTTAACAACGAGGGTGCCTTGGTTAGCAGCGACGGTCATCAACGAGGTGTTGATGTCGCTGGCAAGCTTTTGCTTGGCAGACTCGCCAAGGCGACCTTCTTGCAGGCTGTCGCGCAATTCGGTTGCAGTCAGAACCCACGGAACAGAGCGATTGAAACCGATGGTCGCAGGAACGGCGAGCTGGGTGAAGTCTTTGAAGTTCGACGTCATGTCGGTGCCGCTGAAAGACTGAGCGATGTACGGCATCGGACGCCAAATGACGTTATTGGTGCGCTCCATCATGGTCTGATCGGTGTTATAGATCGACACATTACGGGACAGCACGAGGGCATCCTGAAAACCTTCAAGGATGTTTTCGAACGCGACGCGCTCTTCTTTGTTAAATGCGTTTGCCATAGCAAAAAGCTCCTAAATTAGTTTTGTTTTGCGCGCAGTTGCCGCTTGTAGGCCATGACTTTAGTCATGTCGCCAGTCTTCGCAGCTTCTTCACGCAGCCGTTCAAGGGTTGAGTCCACCGAACCTGAAACGCGGCCAGTACCTTTGACCACCTTCTCGGGCGGCGGGGCCGCCTTGCGATTGCTAACTTTCAACTGAGTCTCCAGTTTTGCTACCGCGAAGGCAAACTTCACGGGGTCTTTAATCGAAGAAAGCTCTTTTACCTTTTTAGGATTCTTGCCGAGCGCATAAACAACCAAGGCGGGGTTTTCGGCCCCTTGTACGATGATGCCCTGCTGCGTGATGTCTAGGGTTTCCTGAGCCGTAGCTTCGGCATCCTCGAAATCACGCACCTTCAGCGCAGCTTTCGCCTTGCCGTAGGCATCTAGCGTTTCCTGCCAGGCTTGCTGTTGCGCTTGCTCAACCTGCCGTTGTTTCTCAGCTTGTAGATCAACTTCGCGCTTTCGCTCATACCAGTCAGACAACGCGCTTTCGTACTTGTCAGAGTCGTAATCAAAAGCTTCCAGCGTGGGCTTTTGCCCCAGCAAAACCGGCTTGGTCTCAGTTGTCTGGGTTAGCTTTGCCTCAAGCTCTTTAATCCGTCGCTCTTTCTCCCTGTTTGCTTTCCGCAGCTCACGAACCCATTCTGGCGCTCGAGTTTCTTCTTCCTGAGGTGGCGATTCCTCACCGATAGATACAACGATCTCGTCTTGTTCGTCGGCTTGCTCTTCCGGCTGCTCATCATTCTGGTCTGCGACGGCTTCGTTCTCATCGCCAACTTGCTCATCCTGATGCTCTTCGCCTTCCTGCTGTTCGACTTCCTCGACTTCGATCTGTTCCTCCATCACTGCCGTTTGCGTCATAAAGCCCCCGTTTAACTCACCCATTCATGCGGCTGGGTGGGTGCCGCTAAAAATCATTGCAGCGGTTGCACTTGTCCTGCAATCGCACCGCCAATCTCACGCGCCATATTCACCGCGTGGTCTTGCGAATCCATATCAACCTTAGCCAGCGTCTCCACCGTCCGAGCGCGGCTCAACTCAGCATCGGCTACCGTCTTGACGGTATCGGCCCGAGCCTTAGCAGCCTTGGCAGTAGCCTCTTCAGCCGCAGCCTGCAAGAAAATTGCATTCGGGTCTTGCTGCTGGCCCTGCATCAGTACGGCCATTTCTTCAGCTTCCTGCTCGGTCGGCTCAATCACGCCCATGCGCACGAGGCGCTTGCGGAAGAATTTCCGAACGTCGCTGATGCCCTCGCCTTCCATGTTCATCATCGCCATGGCTTGCAGCACTTGCTTGGTTTCCGGATCATCGCTGATTGCCAACATGCCAGTGAGCGCGCGCACCGTAGCGGCTCGCTTGCTGGCACTGGACGGCCCAACCTCGACGGCCACATCAAACGCAGCTTCGCTCATGTCATTCTCAAGCTCGATCTCGCCGGACTCTTCGTTTATGGTGGGCTTGAGAAGCTCGATTGACGATACCTCGCCGCCGTCTCCGACAGCCTTCATCTTTCGCTTTTCTTCGCCGTAGATTTCCTTTGCCATCGACAGCCAAATTTCACCGCTTCGCTTGATAGCCTTGGCATAGTTCGACATGTAGATGAACGCCTGCATGTCGAGCCGCTGCTGGATCATCTCCACAGCTTTGCCGCTGATATTGCTGACCATCTTATCGGCCTGCTGCGAACTGCCGAGGATGTCCTGCATATCCTGTTCGGTGACTTGCAGCAAGCCCGCCAGTGCAGGCGGCACATTGGGCGCTTTGGTGTAGGCAACCGGCCCGCCTACGGTCGTGTTGCCATTGGCATCAGTAATCGGGTTGATAAGCAGGTACGGATAATCCTTCAGGTTATCCTCTGCCCACATCATCTGATGCCCCGCTACTTGCTCAGGCGTGAGGATAGGCTTCTCAACGCTCGAAAGTGCGCTGATCTCGCCAAGCTTTGATAGCTGCATATTCTTGAGGCGCTGGGCATCTTTCGCCAGCCGAACGTGCCCCATGCAACGTTCGACGTTATCCACGAACCAGCGCTTGCCATAAACCGGCACGATAGGGATGCACTTGCCTGCGATGTATCCGCAATCCTCAAGGATGCCGCCGCCGCTCATGATGTACTTGCGAACGCGCTTTACCTTATATTTCTTCGAGCGCACTTCGGTCGAGCCGATGGCGGCAAGGCGCTCTTCAAGCTCTTCGTCTTCATCGAAATCAGCTTGCCTGTACCGTTCCTCATCGCCAGAGATCGTGCGGAAGATTCGAACCGTCTCGCTCTTTTCCTCGACGCGGTAATACTCAGCGATATACACAACATCAGGGGTGCACCAGTCAAATTCTGATTGATGTACCACTTTCGGCCAGCTAGTCGGGTCGTCTCCCCAAGTCGCCTTATACGCCTCACGCGTCATCGAGGTAATAACGAAGCACTTTTTAGCGTCAGACTTGTCTTGTCGCTTGGCTTCAAGGTCGAAGAAAACAGACGAATCAGCATCAAAAATCGGCTCAATGCGAATGCGCTGCTTATCGTCTTCCGGGTCTTCGTCATCCTGGTATTCGGTACGCAATCGCCACGCACCAAAGCCACCTCCGACAGCTTCTTCAAAGGCATTGTCGTATGCTTCATCGGCCACGCTGTCTTGCTCATCAGCGCGATAAAGACCGGCGCAGGTATCGGCCAAATTGTCGTATTCCTCGCCTTCCTTGCTCACGAACGAAACTGAAACCTTATTGTTTCGGTATTCGTTGATGATGCGAATCACAGCCAGGTGTATTTTATTGACCTCAAACTTTGGTTTGTTTTCGTACTGATCCCACAGCGGGCCTTCCCACTGAGCGCCAGCCAGAGAGTAAAAGCGACGATCTTGCAAGCATTGCAGCCGTTCGTCGCGCAATGCAGATTGAATGTTATCGAACTCTGCCAGCGCCTCAGCGTGCAGGTTTGCAAGGTACTGGTCTTTGGAGATTCGAGCCATATATGTTTTTCCTAGTGCCTGCGCGCAGTATCGCCCCAGCGGTTAATCGTTGGCAATGGCACAAAGTTTTCAACCTTTTTGGGCTGTGCGCGCCTTACGCTTTCGCACGCATATCTTAGCGCATCAATAACGTGATTGCTTTTATCTTCCAATATAGGCAAAACTTTACCAGTCAATGGGTCTGTTTTGTAACTATATAACGTCAATTCGTCGATTGTATGCTTACACCGAGGATGAACAACAATATCAAAACTCTTGAGCCATTCTATACCCTCCTCGACCGATTTCGCCCCTTTAACCGCTGGCATGATTTTAGGGAAGCCATGTGCTCGCATGTGAGATATGGTTTCAGGGCGAGAACTATCCGCCACCATCGGCCACTTCTCAGCTTCCGGCACCGTCATAAAAAGGTCAGGCGTATTCACGATTTCACACCCAACCATGTATGCTTCATGATCGATGTACAGCGTGCGGCCTACGATGTGGCAACGCACCAGCACTGTTGGGTCGCTCGCGAATCCCCAGTCAGCGCCAAGCCTATGCACCGCGTCTTTCGGTGCGTCGAATTCCTCTATTCGCCAGTTTCTAAACACCCGGCTAATGCTGTTTTGCAGGTATCCACCGAGCCAGACATGCGAATACTTATCCGGATCTCGCCGCCTGTCGTATTCCATCTCAGCGCGCAGCACGTCCGGGAACCATGGGTTATCGTCGAAATTGACTGGAAGAATCACCGAGCCAGGCGGCGGGTTCGATCCGCGCAGAAGCACATCAACCGGATCGCTTGCCTGGCTTGGATTCCATGTGAACCAAAGCTCGCTTCCGGGCTTGCGGATGGTTGGGCGCAGCAGATCAAGGCTGCGCTGCGACAAGCTCTGAGCCTCCTCGACCCACGCCCGATCGTACCCCTCCAGCGACTTGATCGAGTCCGCCGTGTGATTCTGCATCCCCTGAAAGATAATCAAGCCATCGCCCTTGCGTGACTTAATAACAGCCTCTTGCACCTCGAAGTACGCCCCGGCCCCCATCTGCTCAATCTTCATTTCAAGCAGCCGCTTAACCGACTGTGCCAAAGACTTCTGCACTTCACGAACACATACTGACCGACTTGACGGGTTCAGGATGTGTTCCTCGATGAGCATCTCGGCGAAGCAATGCGACTTTCCCGAGCCTCGCCCGCCGAAAGCGCCCTTGTACCGCGCGGGCTTAAGCAAGGGCAAAGCCCAGCGCGGAGTTTGAATCTTTAGCGTTGTCACTCTTTCGCCCACTCAATCATGCGCCCCGCCAGATATGCCACATCGTGCGCCAGCTTCTCAACGTCGCCACGATCAGGTTGCGAATAAGCCAGCTCACGCTGAAGCTCGGTGCAAAGCTTCTTTAGAATCACAAGGTCACTCGCTGGATCGTACATGCTGCACCTTTAGGCAAAATAGTTCGAACAGCGCCGGGTCCATCGCTCGCTCGCCAAGCTCCCATTGTTGCCAGTTGCGGGTGCTGCGATAGATCAACGAAGCGGCTTTAGCCGCGCTTAAACCCGCCTTATAGCGGGTTTCGCGCACTTGTTGAGGGGTAGGGCTATCCATTGCGCTCCACGAGGTTTAAACGCCTTGCATTCTCAAGGCCGACCCAGTTGCCTTCTGAGTCCAGCCCACGCAACGCCAGCTCTTGTTTCGCCAAGTCATTAAGATCAATCTCACCGCGCGCTGCTGCTGCCAGCACGCTAGTGAGCGCCATCTGAATAAAGTCTGTTGCCAGTCTCATACGCAAGCCCTCGCCATGGCTTCGGCATGGTCACGCCGATCAAAGTAGCAAGAGCGCAGGCCGCGAGCCGTTTGAACCTGATATTCGATCTCCTCACCATCAGGCGCGTGGGTCACGATAAGCGTTGCTTTGCCGATCTGGTGATATGAGAAGTAGCCCATAGTTATCTCCTGTCTGTTGTGATGTGCTGCTGATGTAACTATACGAACAGCGTTCGCACGTGTCAAGCATCATCTTCAACTTTTTTTAACAAGGCTCGCTGCTCGATCACTTCGCCAACCACAACGCGCTCGATACGCTCGATTTTAAGCGGGTTGTCTGCATCGCCAGACACTTCAATCTTGTCGCCGTACTTCTTCGGCGCAAGCTTGCTTAAGAGCCATTTGCGCGTGTCAATCTTGAGCCGCTGATTAGACACCCAACCGCTATCCACTTTTCCATCAGGCCCGCGCTCAGGGTCAGCATCAGCAAGTGCCACCGTGTCATCAGCAATCTTGTCAATCATCGCCTCACGAGCGGCTTTATATTGTTCAGCTAATTTGCGGTCTTCGCTAACCCAAAGCATAAACGCGCCGGACGATACATTGTGAGCGTCACAAGAAGTACGCAAGCTCTTTCCCGACTGCATCATTTCAAGAATGCTGTTTATAGTTTCGGGATATCGCTTGGTAATCATGCGACCCATAATCAAAACCCACGAGGTTTAGGATAACAAACCATGACACCGCGCTTATCAACGCTGCATTGATAAGTGTTGGCGACTGCATTGCCCACCAAGCCAATAAAAAGGAAAACACTAAGAATATATTTATTCATACCTACTCCAAAAACAAAATCAGTCCAAAAATTAAAAACACAGCAACAATGAGGTAATCCACTGCCTTCATCCTAGCACATTGTGCGCATTGTACATTGTTCGTCTTATGCAACGCGACGCCCCCTAATCGTTTCCACCATCATCGGCGGCTTTGGATTGTCTGACTCCCACAACATGAGCCGCCTATAGTCTTCCCGCTTTTTATACTCATTCATCCTGAACGTGCATCTTTCACACACCACCTTTTCTGTGCAGTCTTCACACCCTTCGCACATTTCATACATTTTTGCCTCTACTTCACCAAACAAGTTTTCTCTTTCTATATACCACTCTTCTCTTGCTTGATTCTTTTCTGTCTTTCTAAACAAAACATCCAAATCATCATTTGTCCTAATTTTATAAGCTGAAGGCATTCGGCCTTTACCCAATTTAGTTTCGACAATTGCCTCCATGTTTTGCAATTCGGCAATCGCCTTATTCACTGATTGCTTCGACGCCCCTATTAACTCCGCAATCTCCATTTGGCTGCCAATAAAAACGCCGGTCTTATAGTTGGCATTCGTAATCATCAGCATCAGCACTTTTGCTTCTGTACCATTCAAATCAGAATACAAAGCGTGCCACCTCAAAATCTCCACGCACTTCTTGTAGTCCAGCTCCATCGTATCCCCCTGTTCGTTTGTAAGACGCTGTCCGCAGCGCGCCTCGCGCGCGCGGACGAAGTCTTACGTTTCACTTAACGTTACACTTATACTTCGTAGGCGTCAATTTTATTTGTACGCTACAACGCTTTTCTTGCTCGCTACACTCATTTCCTTGCCCGCTACCACTCTTTTCTTGACCGCTACAATACAAAACTTGAATTGAGATTACATTTTTTTTTCTTAGCGGTAAAGTTTTTTTCTTTAGCAGTCATGCTTTTTGCTGTAGCGGGCAACAATCAATTTTTGGCTCTGAGTGCCATGGCGCTGGCCGTGACTGGGTCAATGACCACCCAGCCATAGCGTTTTGGAGTGATAATTTCGGCGTTTATAAGCTTGCTAATAATCTTATTTTGCTTGGTAGGATTGGCTTCATCTTCTGCTTGTTTATATGTATAACCTTGCTGAGTAAGGAAATCGACAAATGCAGACTTGCTTATATATGGTTGATCTTCGATAAACTCGGCTTTGGCATAAAACCATGCCCTTTCTAATACCCTGACATTCTCGTCATGTTGGCTTTGTGGTTTGTGCGGATGTTCTGTGCTGGCGCTTTCATCTGGCACAGCAACGCAAGTCGTGGCAGGTTTGCCGAATTTGGTTATACCCATTTCAACCACTTCAAGCCGGAAATATATAACCTCACCTTTACCTGGCAATTCACGCTGTTTGGTAATAGTGGCAGACCTTATTCCATCCTTTTCCATTACCTCAATTTCAGTATCAATGTGTGCTCTAATACCTGACCAGCCACGTGCGCCTTTGGCTTGATCTTTGCCGTTGTGGTGGATGATTAACATGGCTGCGCCGGTGGCTTGAGATACTGCATCGAACCGCGCCATAACTGGCCCCATGTCCTCGCCGCTATTCTCATTTGCCCCGGCGCTCATTCGTGCTAGCGTGTCACCAATAATTAAACGAACGGGTTGGTTTTTAATCTGCTCAATCGTTTTGACTAATTCAATTACGTCACGCGCATCGCCTTCGTTGGCGTAGAAATTAAGCGGGACGGGCACCATTGCCAAGTTTTCAAGGCTGCATCCGTAATGCTTTTTGATGGCCTGCATGCGGGAGCGAATCGAGCCGGGGGCTTCGCTGGCTAGATACACCACAAGGCCAGGGTCAATCTGGCGCTTAAAGAATGGCTGGCCGGTAGCGATGTGGGCGGCTAGGGACAACGCGAAAAACGTCTTGCCGCTATTGCTGTCCCCGTATAAAACGGCCATGCCGCCAATGGTCATGAAATCCTCGACCAGCTCATTCGGGGCTTCGTAGTCGGCTGACAGGCCATCACCAAAAACTACCTTAAGCTTGTCAAGCATAGTTTTGTCGGCTTGGGGATTCAACAACCCCGCCAAGTCATGCCCTGCCTGCGCGTAATCGTTGGCATCGCCCTGGATTGAGGGCATGACCATACGTGCCCCGTACTTGGCGCAAGCTTGCTCGGCGTATTTCTGGCCTACACCACTGGCATCGTTATCTGCCACGATCACAATGTCCTGGCTTTGACCGTACAAATCACGAAGCGTGCCAGTGACGGGGACTAAATTACTGGCGCTGTAAGCCACAATGACGGGGCGATTGCTTACCTCATGGATAGTGGCGGCGGTGGCGAAGCCCTCGGCCACGTACAACACGCCGGGCACGTCTAGCGTGCCAATGATGCAAAACTTCCCTCCCACGCTGCCGCCTGGGTGATAAAGCTTCCCGCCCTCGGCATCAATGTATTGGAGACTGGCAAGCGCGCCGTCTGAGTCAAAGAGCGGCACCATAAGCCGACCGTCGCCGGTGATCTTGGCGCCGTGGGGCTGGATGCCTTTGCGCTTCAGGTAGGGATGCTCAGGGCTGGCGGCTGCGCCTTCCGACCAAATGATTTCTACGGTACTGGCGGCGGCTTCGTTTTGTTTCTTGCGTTCTGCATCACGGGCGGCTTTGGCTGCGGCAACTCGAGCAACATGGGCCATCTCATCGGCCACGGTATATGGTCGATTTATGGTCGCTTTTATGGTTTGTTCTATGCCTTGCCGCCAATCACCCCAAATCATCGTGCAGATGCCATCAGCATGGCCCACGTACCAGCCCGAGCGATCGTGCTTCTTCGGGTCGGTGCGAAACCGGCGAAGCTGGCCGTCTAATATGATCTCGTCCGGTGGGGACACGCCCGCCTCGAGCATTGCCTCGCGAAACTGCACCTCAGGCGGTGCGTATGTTGGCTCAGGCGGCGGTGCCCAAGGCCCGCCCAATATCTTAGTCAGATCAGCCATTCCGCACCCCGCCGCTCAGGTAGTCAGACAGGGCCTTGATTACGCGATGGGTGGGGTTTGCTTCAGTGTTGTTGATAATGCTGCGAATCGTATTGGGATGGATGGCCGTAGCCCGCGCCACCACCGAGATTTTTCTATCCCGCAAGGCTGCGCGGATATCATCAAGCGTCATGTCTTTTTTCCTCTTTTGTTAAAAAAATTGCATTGCATTGTTGCAATGTAGCAGATTGCTTGCTATAGTACAACCACTGCACGAACGGAATGGCCGAATGTGCAGACAGACAGGAGATACAAAATGGCAATCAATCTTAAACGTAGCAGCGCGTTAGCTGCTGATGGTGTGAAGTTGCTCGTGTATGGGCAAGCAGGTGCGGGCAAGACTTCGCTAATTAAAACACTTCCGAATCCAGTGGTGCTGTCGGCGGAAGGCGGCTTGTTGTCCATCGCTGATGCCGACGTTCCGTACATTGAGATCGGCAGCATGGACGACTTGCGCGAGGCATATGTATGGCTTCGTGATAGCGCAGAGGCAAAGGAATTTAAGTCGGTGGCGCTGGATAGCATTAGCGAAGTGGCCGAGGTTGTGCTGAACGCCGAGAAGAAAGCCACCAAGGACGGGCGCGCTGCTTACGGTGAGATGAATTCCACCATGACCGAACTGATTCGCTCATTCCGCGACCTGCCTGGCCTTCATGTTTATATGTCGGCCAAGCTGGAGAAGCTTCAGGACGAAATGGGCAAGGTAATGTACGGCCCGAGCATGCCGGGCAAAACGCTATCTCAGAGCTTGCCCTATTTCTTTGACGAAGTGTTGGCCCTGCGCGTTGAAAAAGACGCCGAAGGCCAGAGCCAGCGCGCCCTGATGTGTGACAGTGACGGTGCATGGTTGGCGAAAGACCGATCCGGCAAGCTGGCAGCTTGGGAAGCGCCCGACTTGGGCGAGATCATTAGCAAGATTGGGGGGCAGAAATGAGCGCGCCTGAATCCCTGCGCGATGCTTTTGCAGCAATGGCGATGAAGCATTTTCTCGCTAACACCACCGACCGTGAAGCGGTAAATGCAGGCATGGAGTGGGAGGAAATCGTCGCGGTGCAAGCCTACATGATGGCCGATGCAATGATGGCTGAACGGGTGAATAAATGAACGAATCAAAACTGTTCGAATTGTCTGAGTCTTGGCTCCAAGCCAAAGAAGCCGAGCGCATGGCCGTAGAAGCCCGCCGAGCCGTTGAGGATGAGCTAGTCAAAGCCTTCGCCATTGGCGAGCAGATGGAAGGCACCTTCAACGCTAAGACCCTCACCGGACACCAAATCAAGATCACCGGGCGACTGACTCGCAAGGTCGATGCCGAAAAGGTGCAGGAACTCGCCGCTGAGCATGGCCTGACAGAACACCTGTCAAGCCTGTTTCGGTGGAAACCTGAAATTAACCTCACGGCGTGGAAGGCCACCGCGCCAGAGATCACAGTATTACTGGCCGATGCAATTACTGTTTCAGCTTCCCGTCCCTCGTTTTCAATCACATTGGAGAAATAAAATTGGAAAATCAACATCGCATCATCAAAGGATATAGAGAGCTTACAGAGTCAGAAATCACTGTTATGAACGACATTAAGGAGCAAGGAGAGCAACTTGGAGCGTTGGTGGCAACACTCAAACAAATGCCAGAACTTGATCAACGGTGGGTTTCAATTGGGGCAACTGACTTGCAAACCGGAGTAATGGCGCTCGTTCGCGCAGTCGCAAAGCCAACCACATTTTAATTTTTTGGAGAAATAACATGGCATTCCTTGAACACGCAATCAGCCTTGATGACCTGCCCGAATCTACTGTCGATGGCGAATTTAAGCCGTTGCCTGAAGGATGGTATTCGGCAACGATTACCAAAACCGACGTCAGGAATTACAGTGACAATGCCGGTCAATATATGTCGGTGCGGTTTGACATTACCGGGCCAACGCACCAAGGGCGCGTGGTGTTTTCAAATATCACGATTAAACACAACGACTCAGAAAGAGAAAACAAGGGTCGAAGCCATCTAGGCAATTTGATGCGCGCTTGTGGTCTTAATCGTGTGACCGATACTGATCAATTTGTTGGCGGCAATCTGTCTATCAAGCTAGGTGTCACCGAAGCCCGGACGGACAAAGTTACGGGCAAGACGTATGAAGCCGGAAACAACGTTAAGGCGTTTAAATCTTCCGGCGATGCGATGCCAAGTGCCAGCACTATCCCATCGTTTTCAAAGCCTGCCGCTGCTGCACCGAAGACCGAGGGTGCTGCGCCTCCTTGGGCTAAGAAGTAACTGGTAAAAAAAATGCCCCGACCGAAAGGCGGGGCAAAGCCACAAGTTATCACAGACATCGGAGACTACATTGTCACAATACACTATTGAGCAATTGATCGACAAGGCCCACGAAGAACGCCAAGAACCGCCTCGCCCGCACCTTGGCGCGTCGTTGCTGGGCCATCCTTGCGACCGTTGGCTCTGGCTGTCGTTTCGCTGGGCGGTGCAGGAAAAGTTTCCGGGTCGAATCCTGCGTTTGTTTCGGCGTGGGAATCTTGAGGAGCAAACGCTAATCAGCGACCTTCGCGCCATTGGCATCGACATTCAGCGCACTGGGAAAGCTCAAAGCCGAGTTGATTTTGGCTGCCATGTGTCTGGCTCAGTCGATGGAATCGCAGAATGCGGCGTGCCGTTTGGCGACGGCAAACGCTATGTGGTGGAATTCAAAACGCACAGCAAGAAGTCGTTTGATGAGCTAGAAGATAAAGGCGTGGAAAAAGCCAAGCCCATGCATTACGCACAGATGCAGGTTTATATGTTGGGCACTCAGATCGACCGCGCCTTGTACGTCGCAATCTGTAAGGACGACGACCGAATCTGGACTGAGCAGATTAGCTTTAATTCAACCGTCGCCAATTGGCTGGTTGAACGCGGCAAGCGTATTGCATTGTCAGACCGCATGCCCGAGCCGTTAAGCACTGACCAAAGCTGGTATCAGTGCAAGTTTTGCCCGGCACATGAGTTTTGCTTTAAAACAAAAACTACAAAGGAAGTGAATTGCCGCACCTGCGCGCACTCTACGGCCACGCCAGAAAGCACATTCACGTGTGCAAGGTATAGCGATGCCGAAGTGCCTTTAGATATTCAGCGAAAAGGATGCGAAGGCCATGTCCTGCACCCTGATCTAGTTCCGTGGAACATCAATCAAGGCCCGGATGCTATGACTGCCGTTTATGTGATTGACGGAAAAGATGTGGCAAACGGTGAGCCGAATGAAACGACATTTACCAGCAAGGAAATTCTGGCGAATCCATCAATGTGCGCGAATCCTGACAGGTTTGTGCAGGAAATGCGGGAGATTGGGGGGAGGGTTATTGGATAATGGAGAACTTAAATGAGTTGGCTCTTTTCGCGGGCGCTGGTGGCGGAATACTTGGCGGAAAAATTCTTGGATGGAGGACAGTCTGCGCCGTCGAATGGGAACCCTACCCCGCAAGCGTATTGTGCACCCGACAAAATGACGGACTTCTCCCGCCTTTCCCGGTTTGGGATGACGTTCAAACCTTTGACGGAAAGCCGTGGCGAGGAATTGTTGATGTTGTTTCTGGCGGGTTTCCCTGCCAAGACATTAGCGTTGCCGGAAAAGGCGCAGGAATTGACGGAGAACGAAGCGGAATGTGGCGACACATGGCGCGCATTATTGGCGAGGTTCGACCCCGATTCGTCTTCGTGGAAAACAGCCCAGCGATCGTTACTCGAGGACTCGGACGAGTGCTCGGTGACTTGGCCGCGCTCGGGTATGACTGCCGATGGACAGTGCTGGGAGCTGCCGATGTCGGGGCGCCGCACAGACGTGAGAGATTCTGGCTTGTGGCTCACTCCAACCGTGGAGGACGCTGGACGCATGGGATCGGCGGCAGATTGGGAGAAGTACACGAAGAACGGGCAGACCAGTGGGGCGCGACTTCGCAATCAGGTGCAAGCCTCAGTGCAAATGTGGCCCACACCGACAGTCTGCGGGAACTACAACCGCAAGGGAGCCAGCCCGACCAGTGGGAATGGACTGGCAACGGCAGTAAAGATGTGGCCGACCCCTACATGCCAAGATGCCAAGAACAACGGCGCCCCGCCGCAGATGGAACGAAACTCCAAGCCATTGAATGCGGAAGTTGGTGGCAGTCTGAACCCAACGTGGGTCGAGTGGCTCATGGGGTGGCCGCTCGGGTGGACAGACTTAAGGCCATTGGAAACGGACAAGTCCCCTTGTGCGCCGCAGAAGCATGGAGGATTTTAACTAATGCTCCGTGACTACCAACAACGCGCCATCGACCAACTCTACGCATGGTTCGCCGCAGGCAACCAAAACAACCCCTGTTTGGTGCTGCCGACCGGCTCGGGTAAAAGTCACATTGTCGCGGCGTTGTGCAAAGACGCCCTGCAAAAGTGGCCCGAGACTCGAGTGCTGATGCTCACGCACGTTAAAGAGCTGATCGAGCAAAACGCCGAAAAGATGCGCCAACACTGGCCGGGTGCGCCTATGGGTATTTACTCTGCCAGCATTGGGCGTAAACAGCTTGGCGAGCCGATCACGTTTGCCGGGATTCAATCAATCCGCACCAAAGCGCAGGAAGTCGGGCATATAGACTTGGTGTTGATAGACGAATGCCACTTGGTGAGCCACAAGGACGAGGGCGGATACCGCACCTTCCTAGCCGAGTTGCAGGCCATTAACCCGGCGTTGCGTGTGGTTGGGCTTACTGCCACGCCATACCGCCTTGGGCATGGTCTGATTACAGACGCACCGGCAATTTTTTCCGATCTTATTGAGCCAGTAAGTATTGAAGAACTGGTGTTTCGTGGCTTTTTGTCCAAGCTGCGTAGCAAAGTGACAGGGGCGCGGCTTGATGTGTCAAAGGTCAAGAAACGCGGCGGTGAATACATTGAGGCCGATCTACAGCGCGCCGTTGATACCGACGATCAGAATCATGCCGTGGTGCGTGAGGTGATCTCCAGGGCAGAAGATCGCAAGGCGTGGCTGTTTTTCTGCACTGGCGTGTCTCATGCTCGCCATGTTGCCGAGGTGTTGCAAGAGTATGGCATCGCCGCCGCGTGTGTGACTGGCGACACGCCCAAGGCTGAACGTGCGGAAATACTTTCCGCATTTAAGGCAGGCAAACTCCGCGCGCTGACCAATGCCAACGTTTTGACTACCGGATTTGATTACCCCGACATTGACCTGATTGCCATGCTCCGACCCACCATGTCCCCGAGCCTTTATGTGCAGATGGCAGGCCGAGGAATGAGGCCAAAGAGTCACACCGACCACTGCATAGTGCTCGACTTCGCTGGCGTGGTGGAAACTCACGGCCCAATCACCGCAGTGCAGCCGCCAAAGAAAGCGGGATCGGGCGAAGTCGAGGCACCAGTCAAAGTGTGCGATACATGCAACGAGCTTTGCCCGATCTCCGCTCGTCAGTGTCCGGCATGTGGCGCTGAGTTCCCAGAACCTAAGGTAAAAACTTTTACCTTAAGGTCAGACGACATCATGGGCATCGAAGCGCAGGAGCTTGAGGTTACATCGTGGCACTGGCGTAAGCATGTGAGCAAAGCATCGGGGAAAGAAATGCTCGCCGTGACGTACTACGGGGCGCTGAGCGATAAGCCGATCACCGAATATCTACCCATCAATCACGAAGGCTACGCAGGCCAGAAGGCACTTGAAAGGCTGGTGGAGGCAAAGCGCATGAGTTGTGCGCCGAACACCGAGGAATCATCGCTTGATGGCATAGCCGATGCAATGAATAAAGGCGCGGCACCGACTACCATTACTTACAAACAAGACGGCAAATTTTACAGGGTGCTTACTAGATCATGGCAATGACGAAAAAAGAGCAGGCGCAGGTGGAGCGGCTCGAACGATTGCTTGCCGCCGAGCGCGAGCGCACAGA